CTAACTGATTACTCCCCATAATTTACCTACACTATCTGTTTCTCTGTTCCATTTTCTAACTGGTAAATAAACACGTTTGCCATTATATGCAGTGTAACCTACCCAAATATAACCGTCTTGTTTCATTACTTCATCATATATAATCGTTTGACCAGCTTTTAAAATGCCAGCTTGAGGCATATTTGTGAAAGGCCCAACGTAACGAGTGATGATGTTAGCATTTGCTGTAAATGTTGCGTGTTCTTCTTTATATAACGTCCCATGCGGATTTTCTCTATAACCGTTAGCGTCTTTACGTGTAGCTGGTGTAGAAGCACTACCCGGTTTGCTTACAACTACTTTAGAAGTTGGTTTCTTACCATCCATATACGCTCTAATTTGTTTAATGAAGTAATCTTTTAATTTTAGTCGTGCATGTTCAGTAATTGAGTGATACAACGGATCTAAACCAGTATGAAGCACCATACTTCTGTGTGGACAACTTGTCTGACTAAATTCATTATGCAAACGAACGGTATTTCTGTTTGCTGGTAATCCCCACTTTTTAAGTTTTTCTGCTGCGAATTGGAAAACAGCTTGTTCATTCTCTAAGAATTCTTTATCACTTGCACGTAATGATTGATTCACTTCGATACCGTAGAAATCATGATTACCACTTCCAGGTCGAGTGCCATCTGCTACATGCCACGCTATACGACTTTCGTCTATTGCTTCCCAAATGCCTGTTCTATCAACATAAGCATGTGCGATACCACGCGCTAAACGGTCATAGTTAGCATTAACTAAGTTGTTGTAATATTGTTTATAGTTCATACCTCCTGCATCATTGTGTAAAACTACACCTTTAGGGTTGTAACCTCGTTTATCCATATTATAACCAGTGATGTGTTTAGTGATTTTAGGTAATGCTTTTTTAACTTTTTGTTTAGGTGCTTGTTGTTTGCTTGATGAAACAGCTTTATTTTCTTTAGCTACTGGTGGAACAATAAAATGAGTTAAACCATAATAATTATCCCAACGTAGGCTAGGTTTCTTATTAGCCCAACCATTCCAGTTTTGCTCTAAAATTTGAAAACGACTTGTATTACCACCATCATAAACCATACCAATGTGACCGTATTCCCAATAAGTTCCATCAGTAAAAACAGCTATCCAACCTTTTCTAGGGACTGTTGAAGGTCTGTTTAAAACAATTTTCCATCCTTCTGGCAACTTATTCTTTTTAGGGTTTATTGCATCTTTTGCATTCCCTCTAATTCTAAACTCATTATCAGTAAGCCACAAAATATAGTCGATTGTTAAATCAGCACATTGAGCGTGGAAACTTTTGTCTACATCGATACAGCCCGGTTCCATTGGATAGAAACGGTTATCGTAACTCGTCCAAACTTTAACTCTATATGGACTATCAACTGTGCCTTTTCTATAAGCATCTAACCGTTTATTAATCTCTGCTTGTGTTTTCATCACTATCAACCTCCACTATTGCTTTATCTGATGAATTATCGTGTTCTTCTTCTGGTACATCATCAAGAGAACCGCCACCTGTTGAATAATCTGGAGTAACTTCATCTGTATCATCTGTGAATTCTTCTGATGTGTCGTATTCTTTAGGTGTGAGTGTGTTGGGTATAACTATTTCTTTGTCATTTGTTTTAAATTCTACTGGATGTGTATCTTGATTACGTGGTTTGTTTAATTCTAAATCAATGCCAGCATCGGATAAGCCTTTTGTGTTAGGGTTAGTAATTAAACCTAAACCAGCTAAAATTGCTAAGATTGTACCGATAATACCACTTATTTGTGTAAGTTGATGTGATAGATCAATGCCAAACATTTCAGTTACTTGCTTTATTAGTAATAGTAGTAAACTGATTAAACCTGATAAAGTAGCACCATTTTTAAATCTATTCTTCCAATTTATCTTCATCTTCCCACTCCTATTTTTGTATTAAAAAAGCCGACACATAAGTGCCGACTTAGATTGTTTAAAAGAATGCAGCTGCAAAACCTAATGCTCCGACTAGTACCGAAGCAATACCACTGATAATTGCAACTATAATTTTTACGTTGTAACCTTGTTTTTCTTTAATGACTTCACTAAACGTTTCAAGTTGTTTGCTATGATCTTTAACTTGATACTTAACATCAGTGAAATCTTCACCGAATTTCTTCATTGTTTCGTTCAATTTCTCTAAATGCTTTTCTGAGCGTTCTTGACTTTCAAACGCTTGTTTTTGATAGATGATTTGTTTATCTACCTTATTATTCAAGTCTTTCAATTCACTAGTGTGTCGTTTATCATTCTCATCTATTTTTCGATGAATTTTACTCGTGTTATCTATCCACTCTTCTCTTAATACGAAACGTTCATCTTTTTCCTGCAAAGTCTGCACCCCCATAGTAAGCGATTAATGCATTAATCATTGATAAGGTTGCAAACTGTACTGGACTTAACCAATTAATCGCATTAAAAATACTTGCAGAAGTGAGTAAGAAATAATAAATTGCATTCCCACTACCACCAAAGATAAGTAAGAAGTTAAATTTATTATTCACTTGTTGTTTAGGTAAGAAGATAGGTGCAAGAATAATAAACAAACTAAAAAGCATTCCTAAAACGCCCCATAACCAAATAGGCATAACTTGATGGAGTGTTAGATAGAAATCACTATCACTTAATACTGTATTTTGTTCCTTAGTCCAAAAGAAACCTCTTTCAAACATAAGTAAGCCAAAACCAAAGATAAAGATAGCTAACACTTTGTAGTTAAATGAATTTTCTTTCATATTCAAAACTCCTATTCTGCGTTAGTTTCAGTTTCTCCCACGTACTCTAATAAAGTTGTTAGCTTTACTGGTTTAACAGTTACTTTTTCTGGAATAATACCAAATTCATAATTTAGTTCGTTTAAGCTGTTTAAACGACTAGCAAGTGCTTTAATTTTATTTAAATCATCAAATTTAGTCGCGGTATTTACATTAGTAGTAGGGTAGAACTGTCCTCTAAAGTCATTAGATAAAGCTGCTTCTTCTCCTTTTTCATTCACTTGTACTAAGATGTAACTTTCTGTGTTTTTTACGATTTCATTTGCCATGATAAATTCCTCCTAAAATTTGGTATAAAAAGAGTGCTAAAGGTTACTCTCCTTCAGCACTTGTTTGTTCATTATTTTGTTGTTCTTCTTGCTCTCTAATTACTGCTCTTAACATTGCATTTTCTTGTGAAAGTTTAGCGTTTTGAGTAACTAACTCCTCGATAACATAACTTGGATTAGCTTGTAATTGATTGTTCATTTAATTGTTCCTCCAATGTGTTTATTTTTTCATTTAGTTGTTGTATTGCTCTAAGTGACCATGTAACCATTTCATAAAGATTAACGCCATCACCATAAATAAACTCATCAGGTGTTTTGTAATCTCTACCGATAACTACACCTCTGTGATTTAAACCTTTTTCATTACCTTCTTCATTTTTGTATTTGAATTGGTAAAGATCTAAATCATTAGCAATGACTGTTAAAGCATCATAATCCCATTTTTTAATATCAGTTTTATATTGTTCGAGTGATGCGTTGTTGAAGGCTGATGCTCTAACTGGTTTGTAACCAGTATCGCCACCGTTCCAGAATAAGTTGTTTGTAACACGTAATTCGTTTGTAGATACGCCGATATAGAAATCTTTAGCTGTATTAACTCTTATAGAGTTCGCTTGTACATCTAAGCATTGCAAGTCTTTGTAATTCACATTACCATTGTTGTAACCTTTTTTATCGGTTATACGTAATGCGTCATCTACTAAAATATAAGCATTGCTTCCTTTAGCAGTTAAGTCTCCATATAATTTATCTGCAAAGAAATGACCTGTCCCAATGTCACCATCTTTATTGGTAGCATAAATTGTACTGTTAATAGAACTTTTACTAAATCTTATTCCTGAACCATATTGTGACGTATCACTTGAAACATTACCGTATTTAAGAACACCGTCTGTGTATGCACCACTATTGTTTTGTTTTACATACATAGCAAATTCATTGTTTCCAGTTCGGTTATCACGGTAAGGTCTGAAGTAAATACCATAGTTACTTTCAATGTTTACAGTTAAGTTTGCATTTAGAATAATACGACTGTAATCACTTTCTAATGCTACTGCACCGTATGTGGAATGTAGTCGAACACCACGAGAGGTATCATTATATTTTGTAGAATGAAATTCTAATGTACCTGCTGTTTCGTCCCCTGCACCAGCAAGCATTGTTGACAACCCTTTTTCAGTTAAATATAAGTTATAACCAGTTGTTCTATTTTGTACTTTTACAGTACCGCCTTGAATACCTAATCTTAAATTAGCGATATCAGTTACATTAGCCCAAGTACGTGTGAAAGAACCATAAGAAAGGATAGAATTGTTTCTAATATCTATATAATCAACACTATCCCCACCACGAATACCAATATTATTAACATTAATATCTAGACCTTCGGGACTTAAATTTAAACGATTGATAATCTCGTTTTTACCGACCTTATCATCAACTTTACTTGCCATAACATTGAAGTCTTTATTGACTGTAATATCTACTTTATCGCCTCTAAGTTGAATACCGTTTTTATCCATTGTGTAAGATTGGATATTACCATTCTCATCGTAACTTAAATTTATCCCCTTAGTTGTGGCTGATATTTCTGAAATGACTTGAGATAACGTTTTACGACTAGCGTTAAACTTTTGTTCGTCAACTTTTAAAGCTATTTTATCGCCATTTTGAGTGATTGATGTTTCAAGTTTAGTCATGGCTATGTCATTAGAACGTTTGTACTCATCTGTGTAATTTTTAGCGTTTGTTTCAGCTTGTTTTATATCTTTTTTAACATCTTCATTCGCTGGCGCCCAACCTGTAATTTTATCGCCTTCAACTAAGATAGCTTTTTCGACTGTTACATTTAAATTAACATCAGATTGTCCGGCCACATCTTTATAAATTAAAAATTGTGTACTTTCAGCTTGTGCTGTAAATGTATACATGATTTTACCGTCTTTAATATCTACCGTATCTCTTATTCCTGAAGGACTATATGGGAAAATAGAGGTTTTCCCACTTTGTCTTTCATCGGTAGTAACAATATCAGCTTTTACACTATAAGTTTTACCTATTTCTAAAGGGTGTGTTAAATAATAACTTGTATATGAATAACCAGTATAAGTTGAAAAATCACTTCGACTTTCACTGTCTAAAAGTAAGTTTTCACTTCCAACATCTAAATTGTTGATTTGATTGTCTGTATAGTTCTCTGTTTCTTTTTTTACGTTATCAGTATAATTTTTAGCTTCTGTTATACCACTTTCAAATTTAGTTAAAGTAACTTTATCAGTGATTTCATTTGAAAGTTGTTTTCTTTCACTATCAGCATTATTTAATCTTTCAACTATATCATCTTTATCTAAAGTGTAATCTTGTTTTGATACCTTACTATCAATTTGTGTAGGCAAAATATCAAGTGTTGCTTTATTACTTTGAACTGTCGTTTCTAAAGGTGCAAGACGTCCGTCAACATCTCTTAATTTCTGTGCTACATCTTCGCTTTTAGCCATTGCACTGATTTGACTATCTAATTCTGTTATGCTTGCCTCGTTTTTTGTTACGCGTGTTGTGATAGGCTCTAATTGATTAGATATATTTTTATTTGCTGCCTCTTGCGCCTCTTGTGCTTTTTGCTCTGCGTATTCTTTCGCTTCATCACGCTTTGCTATTGCGTCAGCTATTGCTCTTTGTTCTTCTTTACTAACAATACCGTCAGCGTATGCTTGTATTTCTGTCTGTTTTAACTCATCTTGTGCTTTAGCGTATGCTTTAGCTGCTTCTTCTGCTTCTTGTTTAGAATTTAAAATTTTATCTTCAATATCTTCTGGTGCCGGTGTCCAATCAGTAGCAAAATCGCCATATTCCAATTTAACCTTACTTATATAGCCTTTATTTACAAAATCTTTATGTGTCTTGTATGTGCCACCGAAGAATAACCTTATGTCCTTACCTATTCTATCTTCACTTACTTCGAATGTATGTGTAATTCGTGGTTTGTCATTCGCTAAGACATCTATATTTCCACCGTAATATAAACCAAATTCACTTGGAATATTTTCTGTAAAATGTGGCTCAAAGCCTAATGAATAAGTACCAGCTTTTTCAACACTAGCAAGTATAATGTAATCGGTAATTTTTTCACTATTTCTGATTAAGTTTCGACCACCAACTTCAATGCCATCTATCTTATGCTCAATACTTCTTACATTTGCACTAATTTCATCTTTAGTATTTTTAATTTTACTATCTATTTCCTTACCTAAAACACTGTTTAAATTGCTTATTTGACCGTCTGTATAATCTTGTAATGTAGTTTTAAGATTTTCTACTTCATTACGATTAGGAATATCAGCATATAATTGTTGATTTTCACTATCCCAACGACCATTAGGCAACGATTGAGCTATTTTATCCATAGCATCATTAAATTTCTCATCAGTATATTGTGATTGAAGTAATTTCAACCGTTTATCAATAGAAATTTTAGCCTCAGTAACGTATTTATATAATGTTTGTAACTTTTCTCGATACACTGTAAATAAAGTTTGTGTATCAACTAATTTTCCTATTGTTGCTGTATCTTCATCCATGCTATCTAAATTTGTCTTGATGTTTTGATACACGTTGTCTACATCTGATAATGCTTGGTTTAAGTTTGCTTTTAAATCATCATCGACAAGATATTCATTATTTAACACATCGTACACATCATTTTGTAACTTACTATGTTGAATAGTTAAATTGATGAAACTATTATTTAAATCTCGATACATCACTTGCTCACGTCTTAAACCACCGATTTTTTCTACATCATCAGCAGTTTGAGTGATCCATTTACCATTCCAGTAACGACGTAGTACTGCAACATCAGGGTTTGATGTGTCATACCATAATGTATCGTTTTGTGGGTTTTCTGGTGGCTCTGCACCTTTAAATATCTTACGTTCGTAATATTCTAACTCTCCAGCTACAACATCACTCACGATTGTGTTTACGTTGGAAATATTATCATTAAGTTTTTTAGTAATTTCATCAAGTTTCCTAGTAAAGAACTCTCTTAGTTTGGTTTCTTCGTATTCAATGACATTGCCAAAAGTAAATTCACTTTCATCTGCTAGCCAGTTGTACTTAATACCTATAACTTCTGCTTCTATATATAACGGTGGTCTGAAATCTCTATCTTTTACCCTTACGATATCTCTAAGATGTACTGTTACATCGTTATAATATTTATGAATATCAGTTGAAGAAACTTCATAACTTATCGCTGCTTGGTTACGTTTGTTGAGTTCTGTTTTAGCAAGTGTGATCAAACGTTTAAGTGTCATATTCTCATCGTTACTTTCAGGCTCATATACATCCCAAATATAACGATTAGGAAGTCCGAAAATCTCTTGTGCTTCATCATCTACTACAACAGTTTCAATTCTTGAGCCATCTTCTTTTTCAGGAGCAACTGCAAGTAAAGCAGTTTTCACTTCAGATAGATCAATCGTTCTTGTCATACCTGTTAAGTCTTTACCTTTAGTAATTTCCTTACCTTTGAATAAGTTTTTAGGTTTAGTGATTGATACATAACGATGTTCAACAGTATGTGCGCCTAATTCAATATAAAAACTAGGGACCATGTCGTAAGTAGTACAAAGCATATAAATTAAATCAAACGGATTTGTATGAGAAGTCCATGATGTTGTTCTATTTCCACCGTATTCAGTATCGTCAGACACTTCCCAACCTGTATCAGCAAGTGTTTTGAGTAGCGCTTGTGTTGTTGTATATGCTTCAAACTTACCAGGCTTAATAGGCTTTGCTGTTTTCAAATCTTCTAAGTAACTAGCGTTACATTCGATTTCAGTTGTACCATCAAAATTATCTGTGATGTGGATGATAACAAACTCTCTAAACGTACCATTATTATCTTGAGCGATAATTCGATTACGTTCTCTTAATTTCTCTGCTCGAGTATTTTCAATCGTAAAATCAAAAGTTTCTGTTTTTTCTTCTACATTCATACTCATTTCAGCATTAATCAATGCACCATCACTTTGACTAATGAAATCAATGATGTTGTCATTAAAATCAAGTACATGTATTCCTACATTCTTCACTTTTCCACCTCCAATCTATAAATATCTATCTTGCCAATATACTGTCGTGTCGTATGTGTTTTCGGGATAAATAATACATTCATTCATCCCTTTATTTATATTGAAGAAGTCACTACCAAACGTTTTTAAATCGAGTGCAGGTTCTTCATTAATCGTTACTGTCTTTTCTGCCATATTAATATTGATTAAATCGCCTTTTTTAATGATTAAATCTCTTGCTTTAGGTGGTTTAGGTAAAATCTCATGATTATAACTACCTAATATCGTTGTTGGCATATGATAGTTACTACCATTTTTAGCAATGTAGATACTCACTGCCGATATAGGTCGTTGATAGAAGTTTCCTGCATCCACAAATACTTTTTCAGTCACATCTACTGGTGTAATTCGTTTAGGATAGTCCACTTCATCATATTTCCATGTTTTTATATAAAACTTATCTCCAATACGTTTTAGCCGCATATAAATTACTATATGTTTCCATGTGTAAAACTTAGGTGCGTTTGTATAACTGTATATCTTCTTTTGATTACCGTTTTGGTCGAATAATGTTACATAGATTGTTCCGATGTTTTGTGTTGCTCTAGGGTTGCTATAACCAATAGAAGCAATCACACGGTTATCTGTGTCATATATATACTGCGTCGCATGTGTTGCACCTTTTTTACCTTGATTAACATGTATTTTAACTGTCGAACTAAAATCTTGAGTACTTTTACCGAATGAATGCTTATATTCTGCACCATTCCATCCACTTGTACTTGTAATGCTACTTTCATCAAGCATAAAAGCGTCTTTTGAAGAACTCATTGCCATAGCACCACCAACTGTTCCACCAGTAACGTTGTCGTTAATAGTACCGTTAGTGACTTTAGTCCATCCGAAGAAAGAACGCATCTCATCATTAAATAAAGTCGGTGTATAATCTTCAACCTTTTTATCTAAATCATCATCACCTATCATAAAATAATCTTCATTATTCTTAGTGATAGAGAAGTAACTCGCATTCTTTAATGCTGTTGCTTGTACAATAATAGGACTGTCTGCTGTTCCTGTACTTACGACTGATACTTGGTCTGAAATAGCTGTGTTTTTAGTGCCTTCTACCGCATATTTGTATGGATCAGTTAAAACAATGTTAATACTGAACTGCCAAAAAGTTTTGTTATACTTTTCTAACTCAATTGGCCCTTCAAAATAAGCGTTCCAATACCATTTTTGTGATTTGAACTGTAAAGGTACTGAATGATCGTAATCAAAAAACTTAACAAGTTCATTCAACACATCATCATGTGTTTTTATACCACCAGATGAAAGATAATCATTTCTCACTATTAATGGAAGTTCGAATTTATATTCTTTTAGTTGTCTTTGTTTAACTACACTTCCACTTCTACCTAATACTTCTTCAGTTTCAATACCAAAATTAAAAGAGGGTATTTTAAACCCTCTTTCAACTACTAACCACGGAAGTGTCTTGTTATTTACTTTTATAGTATCAATCAATTATGTTACCTCCCCCGGTTTAAATCTCGATTTTCTTTGTTTTTGTCTATTGTATTTATCAATAGAATTAAAAACTTGTTGTTCGTGTGTATATTTATCAATCGTTGGTTCAAAGTTTTTATCTGCAATCGTTTGATTACTTGTCACAATTTGAGTTAATAAAGCAATTTGTTGTTGTTGTGCTTGTAGCATTTGTAACAACACATCATTATCGTTACTTCCACTTGGTTTTGGTAACGAATTAGGTCGTTTATTACCTCTTGTACTACTTTTTTTATCAATATCTTGTGCAGCAAGTGCCAACATCTTCATAGCGTCATTGCGTCTAGATGGATCAGTTGGAATTATCCACTCAGGATAACCACCTTCTGCAATGTTGTACCAACCTGCATTTTTGATTAAACCGCCTGTGGCGTAACCATGACCATGGCCGATAACTTTTAACATTCCAGTTCTACCATAACGTTTTTTGGCGTAATTAATTGCTGCCATAGCATTATCTAAACCATTCATAATATTACCGTGACCTGGTAATTTATTTGCAGCAAATGTTGGTGGTATCACTTGCAGTAAACCTCTTGCAAGATTTCCAGTCCTATTGTTTATGTCACCAATATTTCCTTGAACAGCCCCTGCATTACCGCCACTTTCTGTTTGTATTTGTCTTATCCAAGCGTTCACATATGCTGGTGTAGTTGGTAAACCATTAGCTTTTAACGCTTGTTTGATTTCTGGTTTCCAAGCGTTTGCTGCTTTTGAACCTCCACCTTTACTACCATTGTGTGATTTCAACCATTTAACCGGATCAATAGAATGTCCTGTCATTGAGCCGAAACCGTGTTTATTCATTTCATAGTGTAAGTGAGGCCCACTACTTGAACCTGTATTACCGGAAATACCAATAGTGTCACCTGGTTTAACGTGCTGTCCGTTTTTAACAAGCCACTTACTAAGGTGTCCGAAGTAAGCATCATAAGGTTTCGCTCTTACGATGATGTGATGACCAAAACCAGAAGCTGTATTTCTTGTTTCAACTTTACCTTCTAAAGGCGTTTGTACTTTTTCGTAAATATAAGGTAAGTCAATACCAGGATGCGCCCAGTTAAACGGATAACCAGGTGGTGGACCATTAGGACTATATCGAGTAGTGATGTTATTAAGATATTTAATATATCTACCATCACCATCTCCTTCTGATGCATCATCTAACCAACCACTAAATAAAGATTTCACACCTTCTTTAAGACGTTTCCACATTGCATCCCAAAGCATTTTAGGGATTTCACCATTAACCATGCTAAAGTCAACGCCGAACTCTTTTAGAACTTTGTCAACAAGTTTTCCAGGTTTACCAACGTAATCAAGTAAGTCTCCTGCTTTTTCTTTGGCCCATGTTCCTGCAGCGCCTAAAGCATCTTTAGAAGTATTAATCATTTTTTTAGCGCCATCTGACAATGATTTCGCTGTTTTCTTAGTACCTTTACCAATATTTTTGGTTTTATCAGTAACATACTTCCACGCTTCTTTAAATGCGCCACCAGCTCCACCTGCACCAGCCATCATTTCTCCAGCATCAAATGTAGGATGATTATGTTTTTTGTGTTTTTTAGCATCTTTAAGCATGCGTTTTCTAACATCGTCTCCACTTGTACCTACGGAGAATTTAGGAATAAAGCCTTGATTTTGAAGTTTTTGAGTAGTTTTACCATTGATAACCTTATCGCCTTTGCTTAATGGAACTACAACATCTCTACCTTTTGGCGCAAAGAGAGAGCCATTTTTACGTTGAATTAACTCTTGATGACCATTTCTACCTTTACCATTGCCCTTACCTTTATCATTAACTGTGGCTAACGTAGGTCTATTGATTGCACCGTTAGTTATAAAACTTTGTGTATGTGTACTTTCTGTACCTGTAGAAAGTTTAGGTATTTTACTATCTACGCCTAATTTACCGCCTACCCAGTTTACAGCACCAATCAATGAGTTTAAACTTTTCTTGACTGCGCTTACCATTCCAGTTATATGGCCTTTGATTTTTCCAATAATATTTTTAAGCCCGTTAGACATATTGTTAAACACGTTACGGACACTATTCCATAAACCTTTAGCCATATTAACTGTAGTATTCTTGATACTACGCCAAGTATTAGACATAAAGTTTTTGACACGATTAAAGATATTACGAGTACCTCTATAAAGGTTGTTGAATGTATTACGAACACCTGTCCATAATGATTTAACATAGCGAACAGTTGTATTTTTAATGTTACGCCACACATTATTCATAAAGTTCTTAACTTTATTGAAAATACTTCGAGTGCCTCTTGATAAAGCATTCCAAACGCTTTTAACGCCTGACCAAAGACTTTTAGCGGATTTAACAGTAGTGTTCTTAATACTACGCCATACATTAGACATGAAGTTTTTTAGTTTATTAAAGATACTACGTGTTACTTTAGACAAACTATTAAATATATTTTTAACGCCGTTGCTTAAAGCTTTAGCTAATTTTATCGTTGTATTTTTAATAGCAGTCCACGTTCTTGTAATAAATGCTTTTAAGTTAGCTAATATTTTTCGAACACCGTTGTACATACCTTTAATAGCGTTAATGACACCGTTTTTAATGGCAGTCCATATTCTGATAGATATTGCTTTAATACTTTGCCATAGACGAGTAATGAAGTTTTTCAATGTATTAAGGATGTTTCTAGCTGTGCTGACCAATGTTCGAATAATGGCTAGCACTCCAATTTTTAAGGCAGTCCATAATTTAATAGCAGTATTTTTGATACTTGTCCACAATGCAGATAGGAAACCTTTTAGAATTGCAAAATTATGTTTAGATAATGTAACAAAATTGCGGATGATCGCAAGTACACTATTTTTAATAGCTAACCATGCTCTAATTGAATTATTTTTAATGAAGTTCCATAGCATAGTGAAGAATGCTTTCAAACCATTAAAACTAGCTCGTACTAAGCTAACTAAACTTTTAGCAATGTTAAGAATGCCAGTTTTAATTAAATTCCAAGTGTTTAAACTATTTGCTTTAATGAAGTTCCAAATACCTGAAATAATATTTTTTAACGTTTGAATAGGATGCTGAACAGCAAACTTAATAGCGTTCCACGTTACTTTTGCAGCAGTTTTTAAAGCGTTCCAAATCGCAATTGATGAATTTTTTATTCCATCCCAAATATTAATAATATATGGTTTGATAAAACCGAATACTGCTATTGCACTATCCTTTATTGAATTCCAAGCATTTATAACAAAATTGCGAAATGAATCATTTGTTTTCCACAGATAAACGATTCCTGCAGTTAAAGCAGCAATTACTCCTATGACTATTCCTACTGGACCAGTTAATAAAGTAAAAGCGCTTCCAAGTAGAGGTATTTTAGTTAATAACTGCCCTATATTAGGTAAAACTCCTTTAATTCCACCATTAAATAGGCTAAAGAACTTAGCCCCACCTTTAGTATCGTTTAACAATTTCATAGCTTCTGAAATACCTACGATGCTATGTGCTAATACACCAGTTGCAACAATGAGCGGAGGTATAGCAACACCTAATAAAGTGAATGCTGCGATTGCTATCTTAGTAGCATTACTTGTCCCTTGTAAGTGTTCGAATAGTCCAGTCAACTTATCTGCTAAGAATGAAACGATAGGTGCAACTGCATCTCCAATTGTTCTAGCAAAGTTGATGAAAGTATTTTTTAACATTTTCAACTTACTACCCATTGTTTCATAGCGGATGTTAGCTTCATCAGTCAAAGCACTATTTTCTTTCCAACCTTCTGAGCCTGTTTTAAGTGCTTTATCTAGAACTTGATGATTGTTAGCCATACGTCTAATTGTGTCGGCTTCTCTTATTCCTTTGATACCGACATCATCTAAGGCTTTTAATACGCCTTTTGCTCCACCTTCAGTTTCGCCTAAACCTTTAACAAACATTGATAATGCTTTACTAGGGTTATTCTCCCAGATTTGTGCAAATTCTTTACCACTAACGCCTGCAGTTTTAGCGAAGCTATCTAAAGTGTCGCCACCTTCGGCAACAGCTTTTGTCATCTTATTCCAAACTTGTGTCATAGCAGTACCGCCGGCTTCCGCCTCGATTCCTACTGATGACATTGCTGCACTGACTGACATAATTTCGTCAGAACTAAAACCTGCTTGTGCGCCTGCACCAGCTAAACGTTGTGCCATTTCAACAATTTCTTTTTCGGTTGTGGCTGTACTATTACCTAAAGCAACAACTGTTGAACCTAATCTATCTACATCTTTGATTGGCATATTTGCAGCATTAGCAAATCTTGCAAACTCTGTTGCTGCTTCATCTGCAGTAAGGTTAGTAGCTACACCTAAGTTCATCATTGTTCTAGTGAATGAAGTAATATCTTGTTTCTTGATACCTAGTTGTCCTGCAGCTTCTGCTACACCTGCTATTTCTGTTGCAGCGAATGGCATTGTATTACTCATTTTAGTAATTTCATTGCCCATTTTATTTAATTCGCTACCACTCATATTTGTTGTTTTAGCAACACCCGCTAAAGCTTGTTCCCATTCAATTGATGATTTAATAGCTGTTCCCATACCTGCAACTGCTGGCATAGTCATATAAAGCATTGAAGTAGATCCAACACTTCTCATAGTAGAGCCTACATTTCTAATTGAATCTTTATATTTATTGACACTTTGAATACTTCTGCCAAAGCCAGTTGAAGATAAACGTTCTGCGTTGCGTTGTTCTGTTTCTAGTCGTTTATAACTTTGTGTAGTTTGATCTAGTTCGCTCTCAAGTTCATTCATCTTAATTTTTTGTTGAGTGATAGCACTAGATAATTCTCTAGCTTCTTGACTGTCGCGTCCTTGTGCAGTGGCTACATGATTGTATTGTGCAATTAATTCTCTTAACACTACACGTTGCTCTGACATGTTAGTTTTAAGTGTATTTAAATGATTACCATAGGCTTTTACACTTTCCCCTGCACGAGCAAGATTGCTTCTTGATAGAGATAACGTATCGTTAAACTGTGACATCTTCGCTCTAATTTGAGCCATAGAAGAGATGCCTTGTTTTTGTTCCATTTCTAGACGGTTATGTGCTTGTGTTGTTTGATTTAATTGAGTATTTAGCTCTTTTAATTTCAAACGTTCTTCAGATAACTTTACGTTAAGTTGTTGTGCTTCTTGGCTAGTTGCACCATATTGTTTTTTAGCAAAGTCATACTGTCTTGATAAATTTTGAACAATAAGTTGCTGTTGTTTCATTCCATTGTTCAATTCAGAAATGCGCGCTTTATATGCTTGAGCAGTTTGACCGCTCATTTTGAATTTATTAGCACTAATTGTTAAAGATTGTGCTACCTGCGACATTTTTTGTCGAATTTCAGACATTGAAGATGTTAATGTTTTTTGTTCAAATGCAAATCGTTTAGCTTCCATAGTCGTTTTCTTATATTGATTGTCTAGTTGCCCTAAAATTGCTTTTTCCTGTAAGATTTTCTCTTTTAACTCTAACGCTTCTTTACTCATAACGCCTTGTTCTCTAGCGACCTTCTGATAACGACCTTCTAATACTCTAATTGTATTTTGGTGCTTTTGAATAACTTTGTTGAGTTGGTTTAAATAATTCTTATAACTACTTGTAGATTTTTCTGTACTTTGAAATGCCATATTTGCAATGTTAAGTTGACGTTTCATTGTACCTAGAACATCGTTAATCTTTTTCATTGAGAAAATCGTTTGTTTAGTCGTTGTACCGAATTGTTTCATCTCTTGTTCAGTTGAATTCAATTGTCGTTGATACATTTGTAACGCTCTATGTTGCTTACTGTATTCTTGACGTAACTTTTCGGCTTCAACACTAGAACGTTGTTCTTCTAAAGTCATTTTCTTTAACTGATTAGAAATATCTTTCATAGAATTTTCAGTTACATCAATCGCTTTAGTTAATTCTTTCGTTCTTGTTGCATAAGACTGCATGTTTTTCTCTGAATGTTTGAAATTAGCATTAGATCTACGCATTTCTGAATCTAATGTTTTGAATTGCGCTCGTATTTGTTTCATTGTACGTTCGATACCAACGTCACGCATATTCATTAAAATTGATAAACCTTTAAATCTTGATTCAGCCACTTACTGTCCCTCCTTCCTTATTTAGATATAAAAAAATAGCCTTAGTACCAATGACTAAGGCTACAATGCAGAGAATAGCGCATCGGCTTTTTCATCAGTATCAACAGTATTTAGATGACGTTCATCTAAAATTTGAAGTATATAATAAAATGGCATTTCAAGAACTTGGTTTGCTGGTGTACCATTTTCCACCATATCTTTTACGACTTTATCCAAATTCTTCAACATGCCATTGTAAGTTAAATCTTCTTTTTTTAATTTGTTTAACTGATGCTCTGAATAAACTTTTTTGTTTCCTCGTCTTGTTGGCCATTAGCAATGAATTGTACTTGTTTTTGTAATGTTTCAAGTGCATCAGGCGCATGTAGACGGTTTCTAATATCTTTAGCAGTGAATTGTTTACCATAAATTTTAACTACTACATCAATTAATTTATCTAATTGTTCTTTGAATGATAATTCAACTTCTCCATTTTCTGCTTTCTCTAATTCAGCCATGATATCCACTGATTCATATAAAACATCTAACGGAATAAAATGTGGTGTTAAGTATGTTTCAAGTTTAATTTCTTCTGCTTCTGGGTTTTCTACTAAACGAATGTAGTTACGTTTTAATTTGTTTGACATGTCTAAAAAACTCCTTTTTATTTCGAAATAAAAGGACGGCATTACACCGTCCTAAAGATAATTTATTTTTCTTCTACTCTTTCAAAGAAAGGTAACTCATAACCCTTTTTCTTTAAACGTTTTTCAAAGTCGTCGACTACTTTTACTTTTTCTTCCACAACCTCATCTTTACGGTATTCTTTACCAGTTTTAAGGTCGTTAGCATCTTTTAAAACTTTATACTGAGCCATGAATTAACACTCCTTATGCAGAAGCAGTGTCTACTTCTGTTTTACTGTCATAAGCACCATTTAATAATTCCTTGAAGAATGAATCGACATTTGCACCTTCACGAGAACTATCGAATAAGATTTTACGTTTACCGTCAGCTACACGGTGCATTGCAGTACCTTCTGATTCTTCTGAACTGAATTCCCAATCTTCTTCGGCAGTTTTACCTTCTAAGTTTGGATCAGCGAACATAACTTTAGTTAAGCCAACTTGTTGGTAAGAACCGTCACGTCGTTCACGTTTAAACCATACTGCTACATAGTTATTTTGCTTACCACGTTTTTCTGAGAATACGCCATTTTGGTCATAAATTTCATTGAAAATTAATTCACGAATTTCTTGAGGGAAAGCGTGCATTGTCATTGAAATCTTACCTTCACCATCTGTGTTACCTGATTCAATGATTGAACCGTCAGCGTAAGCATTAACAATTTCTCCACCAGTTTCTACTGAAATTTCTTGTAAACCACGAGTTTGAGTTACATTTGAATATTTGATAGTGCCATCTAATTCATCTGTTTCTAATAAAGCAAAACCTAAATCTTTAATGTTGATAAATGATTTTGGTGTTTTAGCATATTTAACCATTTAATTTTCCTCCTCATAAAAAATTGCTTCATATCGTCTTGTTGAGCGATACAAAGCAAATTCTTTGTTATATTCATTTCCTAAATTACTTACTTGCCCTGCTTTCAATTCTTTCCAGAGCAAATCACTAATACGTTGTGATATTTCGTTTCTTCTTAATCGTGCATTGTAATCTGCATTAGCTTTCACAAATACATCTATTTGAACAATATAACTATACGCTGCACGTTCTCCGTCATAATGTACTTCAGGAATAGGATCATCAAAGTCATCTAATACGACATAAGGCTTTGTGATGTCTTTAACGTCAGGATAGTCATTGAACTTTACATTCTTGATATCTAGTATTTTCATTAGTTTTTCGTCATCTTTTAGGACGCTGTATATTTTATTTAATATATCAATCATAGTAACTTCTCCACTTCTTCCTGTACCGTTTTATAAAACTCTTTCTCAGCTGTACGCAACGCTTTGTCTATCGCACCAAAACCTTTAGGTCGAATAAACTTGCCATTTCTAGCGTGAAAGCCTTTCTCGTTTAAATGAACAATAGAATATCTATGATGTGGTCCTTCCCAATATACTCGAACAGAACGAACACCTTTATCCCAATAAGGTGCTGATAACTTAGCCTCTTCATACTCTGCGCCAGTATCTCTAAAGTAACGAATATTACTTTTGATAGCGTCTAAAACAATATTTCCTGCCTTAATCAACGCCTTATCTATGATTTTGTTCATTCTTTGACGACTAAATTTATTCTCCAAATCTTTTTGAAGTTGTTTTAATCCATCTGCACGAATACCACTGAAATTATTACTCGCCATTAGATACCACCCCTGCAGTTAACATTAAAAATTGTTCGTTCTCTACATCAGGTTGTACTAATTTAATATTTAAATCTTGATGAATATATGGCGAATCTATTGCAACGTAATGCTTTTCGTTCGGTATATATTGCCCGTGTGTTTCACGTATAAATATCTTCACATCGTGTTCTGTACCATTTGCAATTGCTTGTTGTAATTCAGTCATTTTCCACTGTGGAACGTATGCCCAACAATGATATAAAACTCTTTTACGTTTTACACCTGCTTCTGGCCCTTCATTCTCTTGATACTCATAAAAATGAACACGCGTATTTAACTTTTTAGTTGTAATGAATGGTTTTTTAAATTTACTTTTCATTTACATCACGCTCTCTTAATGTCAAAAAGCCAAAGTGTAACAAATCATCTTGATAATTATCGTTAAAAAACTCTAATAAATCTTCATAATCATATCGAGCGCGTGCAAAAACTAAGTTTTTACCATTCAAATTACTATTAATATCAAATACGCCAAAACGTGTTTCTAAGTTCTCGTAAGACATATTTAAAACACGTAATAAATGTTCATCTTCTGTATCATGAGAAATCTTAGTGTATTCTTTAAATTCATCTAAAATTTCATCCGATATCTTAACGCTTGGCATTAGTATCAACTACTTTCTTAGGCTTGTGCTGCACCGTCTGTAGTTCCACCAGCAGGAGTTGAAGTACGAACTGCAGTAGATAATTCTAAATCATATACGCGTGATGCATTATTGTCAGCTGGTTGACCATAAGCAAAAGTTTTAGCAGTGTATAAAATACAATCTTCTAAAGCTAAAGTTTGGTCGAATTTTTTAACTGTTAATCCGCCACCACGTACTGCATCATAACGATCAGTTACAAAAGCAACTAATTTATTTGTTGGAACAAATTCAGATGATACGATTTGTACGTTATAAGGTAATACAGTTACAAAACCACCGTTAGCAGTTAAATAAGTGTAACGTGCTTGTACATCCCATGAGTCTTGTGGATTAACTACTAATACAACTTTACCGTCAATGTTTACCTCTTTACCGTTTTCTTTAACAGATAAGCCTTTTAATACATCTTTTAATTCATTCACAGTTGTATCTGCATCAGCAAAAGTTAAAGTCCCAGAAGAAGTTTTATCAACTACACCGCCGTTTTCTTGAATATCTTTCATTAAACCTACTGGTTGGTCTTTAGATGCACCTTCACCAGTTAAGAAAGCAGCTTCTAAAGCAACTGAAATAGCTTCTTCAATTTGAGTACGAACAAAACGTTCTACCCAGTTAGGTCCAAACATTTTTAAATCATCAGGGATAACTACGAAACAAGTTAATTTAGATTGTTTGAATTCTTCTTCATCAAACGCTGCATCTAATTGACCTTTAATTTCACCAAAGATTTTACCCCAAACAGCTTGGCCTGTTGGTTCTGCTTTAATAATACGTGTTACTAAACCTGCATTTTGAATGTTGATTTTTGAAAGTAATGGATGTTCTGATTGTAAATCATCAAACACACGTTCAATGACTGTTTCAGGTAATAATTTTTCTTCTTTATATCCTACTTCTGTATTGATTTCATTAAAGAATTTACGTTCTTCTGAAGTTAATGGATCTTGTGAGCGTTTTGCTAAGATACCGTTGTCTACTACACGATTATTCACTTCAGCTGAAATTTCTTCTTGTAAATCGTTTGATAATGCATCAAACATTTCTCCGAATGCTTTTGATTGTTCTTCATCACTTGCACCATTGCGAACTAATTCAGCAAAATGCGCTTTATGGTCTTGATAGTTCTTTAATTTTCCTCCGACTTTAATAGCCATAATATTCCTCCTTAAATTTATGCATAAAAAATAGCCATTAACATCAATTGTTAATAGCTACTTAAAATGCAAATCTTGAAAATTTATTTTCTTTTGGCGGTGGATTAGTACCCCCGCTTTGACTTTCGCCTTCGTCGTCTTTTTCTAATTTATCAAGGCGTGATTCAATGTTTTTAATTTTGTTTTCTAAATCTGCAATGCGTTGTTCGTTTGAATCATCACTTGAAGGCTCATCAGGTGTTTCTTCTTCTGCTTCATCAATCATTGCATTGATAATTTTTTGTTGCTCTTTAAGTCTTGCGATATACTTAGAATCTTTCAAATTACTTACACCTTCTTTCTGCTTCTCAACAGATTTACGAGATGATTTCTCATCTGCAAAACCTTTATTGATTGCTTCATCTGCAGTTAACCATGTTTCATTAGTGATTAGATTAACAATCTCATCACGATCTAAACCTGTTCTATCGTGATATATATCAACAATAGATGTATCAATTGCAGTTAAAGCATTCAATGTTTTCTGAATGTCTGATTTATTACCAAAAGCCATTGTAGAAGCTTCATGTACCATCATATTTGCACCTGTTCGGATAATAATCTTATCTCCTGCCATTGCAACTAATGATGCAGCACTTGCAGCTAATGCAGTGACTTCAATTGTGATGTGATTGGATAAGGACTTTAAGTAATTATAAATTTCTATCCCTTCAAACACATCACCACCGCCAGAATTTAAACGAATAACAATATCTTCTTTAACATTATCAAGTGAATCTTTCACAGCTTTAGCGCTGATAGTGTCGTCAAGAAAAGATAAGTTAGCAATAGTACCTGACAACGTTAAAATGTGTTTGTTATTCTTAGTTTCGTTTCTAAAAACTGGCGTGACATTTCTTACAATCGGATTACTCATTATTAGTCTCACCCCCTTCTGTTGATGAAACTGATTCGTAATTTTTAGTTAATACGTATTCATCTAGGTGTTCATCATCTCCTGGTTCATCGCCAAGCATGACACGAATTTGATTGCCAGTATAAGTGCCAGAAGAACGTAGCTTATCAATGGCTTCTGCTAATTCAATTGGATTTTTCTTATCTATACCGACAATTTCGATACGTTTGTTATCTTTTAAGTATTCATCTTTAAAGAATAATTTAGCGTTTAACTCACGTTCTAATTTCTTAGTTAACGGTTTAAAACAAAATTGATTTGTTGCTTCAATCGCTTTTTCTAAGTCTGCGTTTTCTCCTAATATAAGAGAAGGTGCTACACCTATGATACGTGCAATATAAATAAGAATATCCTCAATTGCTTGTCTTAACTCTTTGAAATCAGAGCCGTTCGCACTAGAGTTATTTGTTGAATGTTCTTCGTACTCTAAACCTTTAGTTAAAGGTACAACTGCAACTTGATTTTTCTCAAAAGTATTAAAAATCATATCAATATAATCTTGAATACCTTTCGTATTTAGTTGTGTTGATCCAACGTTTAGAATACCTCGTATTTGATTTTTCTTGAGTTGCATATTCAACATACGACCGAATACTTCGCCATAATCTTCAAATAGTCCTAATGAAAATTTATCTAACTTTTCATTGGCATATTCTAAATAAATAACATCATCCATTGAAAAGTAACGATTATATTTATAATCATTAACCATAACTGAATTAAAACGATGTGGTAATAGTCCTAATTCTGTTTCATGTTCGAAGTCATCTGCCACATATAAATAATCATCATCTGATTTAATGATTAAAGCTTCGTTATCGACAAGAAGTTTATAAATAAATTTTTGCCAAAACTGTGTAGCATTTTGATTAGGATTAGGTCGAACATTTAATAAATAGTACATATCATCTTTAGTGACATGATCACTTTCTTTCACTCTAAATTCAGACTGAGCGATTGTCCTTGCTACATACTCAACTACCACATTTAAAGCCATTCTTTTAATATAAGCTTTTGAACTTGTTTCTTGTAAAAGTTCTAAGTCATACATCCATGAAATCTCTTTATTTTTTTGAAATATCTTATCAAATAGCCCCATAACTTACTCCCTCCTTCCTTTAAAATCTCAAGCCCCTTAACAGATTGATTTCTTCTTCTAAATTAGAATCTTTTAAATCATCTGCTCTATACAATGCATGTATAAGGGCTTGGAAACCGTCAGTTTTACGTCTTATCGGCTCTTTCTTTTCATACTCTTTATTACCGTCCTTACGTATCTTAACGGCTACATTTTGCGTATACCAACGCATCAGAGGGTTATCACCAAAGATAAGATGATGTTGCGCGAACATATCTTCAACTCTTGGTGCAAGTAAGGACTGAATTGCACGAGTGTTTTTTATTACTTCATATTCGATACCTGCATCTTCAAATAATGGTCTAAGTAAATCCATTCGGAAGTTATCAGCTACAACTTTTTGTAATCCATAATTCTTTTGTGCTTCAATAAACCAATCGATGATATGTTTAGGGTTTATCGTTGGCTCATCTACAATAGTAAGCAGTCCTTTTTTCTCCCATTCGTGAATAGGTGGCTTTAATTTGTATTTATCAAGAAATTCTTTTCTGGCGAATGAATGAGTTTTCCAAATATAATCATCACCCGATCTAAACAGTAAACCAACTGCTGCAAAGTCTTTTAAACTTGCATAGTCAAGTCCACCAATACATTCATTATTTTCAAGTGGAGGTATAGGTCGATTAGTTGCCATAATATCATCCCAAGGTGCTACAACACTTTGTGTATCTGTTTCAGGCATGTTCATTCGTTTAGTCATAAATTCTGGTCGGTTAGATGGATTAAATTGAAGTCCTAAATACTGTTGGTGTACTTCTTTAAATAATTGAGCGCCATATTCACTTTTAGGGTTTTCAAACATTGGATTTGCCTTTTCCCATACTTCAGGTTTATCGACTTCTTTTTTGTTATCAATTTTACAGATGAAAGGGAATAATCTATCTTCAGGATTTATTCCTTTTAATACATTTTCAGCTCTATCTTTTAATCTATCCAAGAAACCTTCTCTTACATATCCGTCAGTGCCAATATAAAAAGTACGTGGATGTGCAACTTTACCTAGTCCACTTCGTTTGATGTTAATAATTGTATCTTTTTCATAAGCGTGTACTTCATCAAAGAAGATACAACCTTCACGAGCGCCATCTTTTGTTTTCTCATTAGAAGTATCGAATAAGAATTGTGACTTGGTGCTTGTTCCTTCCACATACACCTTACTTAAATAAAAAGGGTTGTTAGGTTGCTCGCCTGTGATATATAAGTTGTTACTTTCTATCATTTCATATATTTCTCTAAAGCTTACTAGCGCTTGTTTCTCGCTATTAGCTACTACTGACATATTGTATTTAGGAATACCATGTAATGGTGTCATAAAGAACGCTGCTAACGTACTGATATAACCATTCTTGCCACCACCACGAGCCATTGAAATAAAGAATTCTGAGAAATAAGGCGTTTTAGTATCTTTTTCATATAAGAAAACAAAACATGAAATAAACTTTTGGAAGTCTTGTAGTTTGAAAAACCATTTCTCACTAAACTTGATGTAGTCTTCTATTTTTTGATTATCAAAATAAAGGTCATCGCGTTGCAAGATATTATCTTCAAGAAAAGAAACAAGGTCGGCACGTTCATCATTAAAAATTGCGTTACCTGATTTATATTTTTCTATATAATCTGTAACATACTTAGGTATCTTCATGTTAAATCAGGTCCTTTCGCTTGTTCTTGTCTGCGTCTTTCTTCGGCTTTTCTTTCTAAGTGGAATGATTTCTCAAGTGCTAGCAACGATCCATTTACTTTATTCTTTTCTGCGATAGCTGGATTTTGTTTCACATACTCTTGTGAAGCGTTTTTCACTACTATGATTGGTCCAGTTTCTTGGATGTAGTAGTCTAATGCATAAAACATCTTGAGCAAATTAACATATCGTTCAACTTTTTCTATTTCAATGTCATTTTCTTCGTCTATTTGCTCCATTAAGTACGCTTTAGAAGCATCAATTTGCTTGATTTGGTTAGGTGTTAATTTATCTTCAAGGTACTCCCCTTTTTTCAAACCCCCTCCCCCCTTTACATATTTTTTTTATTTATTTATTTTTTAATTTGTCAAGCCCCCTTACGTGTCTTTTTGAAAGATAAATCTGCGGAGTTGACCCAAGCGCCGGTTTCCGCGAAGCCTTTTGTGGCGCGATTTATTTAGGTGGGGGGATTTACCATTGTTCATCATTGAATTTGTTTTTACGGTTATTCGGATTATGTTCAAATCTTCCATGACGTTTGTTGTGATGGAATTTACATAACGTTCTTAGATTAGAAAGTTCATATGCTAAATCTGGTCTATTTTCTAACTCTTTAATATGGTCCACTTCTAGTGATTGTTTCTGATTAATCGTCAATCTACCTTCTGCATTACACATCACACATTCATAATGGTCTCTTGCTAATGCTTTTAGTCTTGTCTTACGCCACTTCGCATTAGAGTAGAAACCTTTATTCTTTGTACGTTGTTCTATATAGTTTGCATATGCTTTACTCATCTTCATTAACTCCAAACAAAAAGACACACCACATTAGTGATGTGCCTTCGAGTATTTATTCAATTCGTATAGCTATATTATAAAGTTATATATATCATTAATGCACATTACCTTCGATGTCTTCTATCTCTTCGATGTCTTCTCTTTATCGTAGTGTCCTTGTTGTGCATCCATGTACACATTCACTATCTCATTGATACATGCATAGAACTTAGAGTCACTATTGATTTCCATTAAGTCTTTGATAGTCTTGTGCTGCATGTTTAGTTTAAGCATTTGTAATATGTGATAGTTCCTATCATCTGTTATATATTCTTCATACTTATCTATGAACTCTATCTTATTAAGTATCTTTACATTACGTCGATACTCTCTATTCCTATTAAGTACTTTAACTAATACCTTATCACCTATACCACCTTTGGCTTTAGGCATTACAGACTCGATACCATATTGCGCAATAGATGTACTGTCTGCGTCATAGACTTGCGACTCTATAATATTACGCATCCACTTATAATCATTGATCATTCCTTTTACTTCATCTCGTGTGTACAAGTGATTACCTCCATTACTTAAAATGTTTCTTCGCTCTTTGTATTTCAAACTCCACATCTTCTATGTCGCAATCTCTTACGTACTTAGTAAACAGATACACATTCGTATATCTCTGTGCGTCTAACTCCTGACGTAAGACTGTGTTGTTACCTATCGCAATGAGTAGAAGTATGCCGAGTATAATGGTTAATGCTATCCACATGGACTACAGCTCCTTTACATAAGTATTAAGTGCTATAACTTTAAAATCATACTTTATTGCTTCTTCACTAGCTTCTTTATGTGTACGATATTTCTTTGCTTTTAAAATATCATCAGTAGTTTCCATTACTTTTTCTGACAATGTATGTTCCGAAAAAACTGTTAGTATGTCTTGGAAATATCTATCACTTTTACTTTTCAATACAAATGACTGTTTAATTGGTATTGACCCATTTTCTTTTTGTTTATCTAACCATTTATTTGCGTCTATTTTATTGTTAGATGTATTTTTCTTTTTTGTCTTTTGAGATTCTTTGTATACAGCTAAATGATTAGCATTCATTCCCTCTATATCCATTTTCAGTCGTCGATTATCCGAACGTAATTTAGATATATTCTTGTTAGTTTTTCTATACTTACTCATCGTTATTAGCCAACATAAAGTCATAATTATAAATAGTATTGTCATTACCCACACTACTCACTCACCTCTGCCTTGATTTTATTCAAATCAATCTGATCTCCATTCATCGCAAAGTCCTTAGGTGCAGTATCAATATCATCTTCGCTCTGCCACATAACGATTAGTTCATTAGTTATATATTTACTAAGTTCATACACAGCGATGATGAACCATATTTTGATTATCCTTTTAATCATTACTACGCACCTCACTTTTAAAATTAATATCTTTTACAGTGATACTATTATGATCTTCTAATAAGTAATAATAACTAGATAAGAAATCTGCTATAACTATAGGATGCTTAACAGCCATTCCTTGTTGAGTATTAATTCCGGTCAATTTTAAAAAGTACACATCGCTATAATTGATTACTGAACAATCACCAACAATCAAGGTGTCATCTTCTATTTCAAACTCAATGCCTTTGCTAATTAATTCTGAAGTTATTATTTTGAAATCACTCATTCCGTTCACTCCTTCTCAAAATCGAATAATTCTACATATTCATCTAATTCAGGTAAATATTTAACGACCATAAAAGTGTCTATTTCATCTATATAACCACTTCCATCCATATCACAAAATTTTATATCTCCATCTGAAGTTAGTGCCATACACACTATTGGCGAATAAAGGTAAACTCCATCTTCTTCTATATATGACTTACTAAAAAGATTTTCTGACGCTGGGATAATTTGAATAAATTTATCTTCCATTCCTGTTCACTCCTTGCCAAGTATTCTTTTAATCTCTGCTACTATATCCTTCTTACACGTAGCCTTTATCTTTGTCTGTTGTTCCGTCTTGTCTTGCATGATTGACCTCCATTTTCTTTTTGTATGCTGCAATCAGTTGGTCGATAGTGTATAACTGTTCGGCTATTTTAAATACAATTATTAACCCTCTAATAGGAGTAAAGTCCTCATCTTCAAACTCATACATCATGTCATAAATCATTTCTTGGTTAATGAAATAGGATTTTTCTAAAAAGTTTTCCAGTTCCCAACTTTCAAAGAACAATTGGATATCATATTCATCGAATTTGCGTTGATTAGCAATACTCAACCCAAATGCCAACATATCTGCCAGCTCATCTAGTTGCACATCTAATGGCTTGCCCGGTTTCTTCTTCCAGTTTTTGAATGTTTCTAATGTGTTAAACCATTCAAAGAACTCAACCACATACGCAATCTTGCTATCTTGTAAATTGAGCGTCGGAATTCTATCGTCGAACTCCTTTTGTATTTGTAATAGTTCATTTAATTGATCAACTGTTAATGTGTTCATTTATTGTTCCTCCAATATTTGAATTAATTGAATGTTGTACCATTCTTGATAAACGTTCACTTTCTGCTTTTGTATCAACTATTTGATATCTGTAATTCAACGCAGGTACTACTGGTGGTTTAAGTGGCGACTGCTTAATAACTACTTTTTGTTCACCGACCAATGTATGAAAACTGCCACCATTCAATAAGCTGAGTAAGTCATTTTCATCTAGGAATATAGTTTGTTCACTCATCACTACCACGCTCCAAATCACTTAATAAATTTTGAAATTCATGCGTCCCGTCTAGTTCGTCCATGCGTTGTAAGTCATATTTCAATTCCCACATCATTTCTTTTATAGATAAATTTCTAGGATCTAATATATCGGTCTGCTTTAACTGATTGTGACGTAACACATATTCCTTAGTTTTTTCCTCTTTTAACTTATCCCACGCTTCTGCCTTCCTTTTAGCATCTTGCCATTGTTCAAAATAAGTATCTGCTTGTAATCTCAATGCTTTTATATCTGATAGCAGTTCATCATAACTTTCCTGCGATAACTTAACTTCTGCCATTCCTATCCCTCATTCCATTTAGAATTCTCTTTCAATAGTCCTGCGTCCCTTAGATCATCATTCAAACTACGTTGCCCGTCCTCGTACCACACATTAGCGAGATACCTACCGAACACATCACTTTTGTATGTTTGAACGTAGATATCTTTATGTTCTACACATTCTCTAGTGAACGCTGTTGCCTCTTTAAACTTATCCTGTCCTCTCTCTGGCGTATCGACACCTAGCAAACGTACACGACGTTTAGCGTAGGTATCAAAGCCACAGTCCAGCAAGATATCTAAAGTATCCCCGTCCACAACATTGGTGCATGTTGCTTTGTAGGTGTAGAGATTGTTGATGTTCAATTAGTTATCCTCCAATAACTCTGGGTTTTCGTTAATTCTTTGTTTTATAACTGTCCAATCACAATTGTATATCCTAGCTATTTTGCTAATGCTCAGACCGTTTCCCAAGTGTTGTTTTAATTCCTTTGAATCAATATTATACTTACGTTTCATCTTCATCCCTTTTCTTTTACGACCAGCTTCAGCAATTTTATCTCTATGACTTTGCGTAAGAGATTTCCCTTTATTATGACCTGACAAGTGTTGACTTGCTGTTAAGATTGTAAGGTTTGATTTTGAAGCATCCGATTTGTCGCCATTAATATGATGAACGTGTTCGTCCTTCCCCAATTTTCCACCTAACCAATACATCATTAATAATCTATGTACATGGTATTTTTTATCGTGTACAGAAACACAAGGGTAAAGACCATGCATATAAATTTTTTTATTACTTGAAGTGGGTTTGCTTTGAACCCATAATATAGCTTTTTCTAATTCTTTATAATCAACTTTGCAATTACATTCATTTCTAAAATTTATGCTTTTTTGTGAATTAACAATCAATTTTCTCACTCCTCACTTAATAAATTTTTATTTTCAAACACATTCCCTAATACTTCCAACTCATCTTGATTACTAAATGCTAACACTGTGCCACATCTAAAATTATCTAATCTCCATTCTCCAGTTCTAGCTTGTACAACTTCAAAGGGGTAACTAAAACATGGATTAGGTTTCTCTGAATGTTGAACAATATCTCCCTCATAAATCTCAACGCCGTTCTTATCTTTAAGTCCTGTTGATTGCATAAGTTCAACAGATGAATGCCATCTTTTATGATCTCCTTTACCGTTAGAATTTACTTCGGCTAAATGTATAATTCTTGCACCTCTGCGACTGAATTCAATAGTTTTTACTTTATGCATTTTCTTTTCTTCTTTATCCCAAACTCTAAATTTAATCATTATCTCAAACACTCCCTGTTCCTTTTTATGTCACACTCACTAACTTTCATCGTCACTCTACTTCCTGCTACCTTAACCACAAAGCCTTTGACACCTAACTCACGTAACTCATGCTGTATTTGTGTAGGTGTCTTGCCTTGTGCAGCATAGCGATAGCGTTGATTAATTGTGTTGGATAATATCATGCGTTCAACTCCTCATATTCGTCTGCCCACACATACATTAGTCCGTCGCTTACACATTTACTGTTGCATCTTCTTGCAATATGTCGTCGGTCAACGAACAATATATTTTGTGCCTCTACCGTGCTTGCGAACTCCTCTACAATCTCATTGTTGCTATCCACTAGGTAGAGTGGTTTAGAACGCCCTGTATTTCTGCGATATAATCTGTACTTAGCGATAGTAGAAGGGAATAGGTTATCTGCTACAAGATTGTTGTATCTACTATCTCTAGGGTAAGCGTGATAACCTGTCTTTAAACCACCAATAAACGTTTCATACACAATATCTGCTGCACGATATTTACTATTCTTATAAATTACTGTGATTACACCTTTACAACCATTACCGAACTTATACTTACCATTCGGCGTTTTCATTCTTCCTAAGTTGCTAACATACAGATCATATTTATCACTGTATTTCCAAATTTCATCATCTGCGATAACTTTCTCATTAAACTTTTGTTTCTTCTTAAATCTAGGTAGCGTATCTGAGAAGAAACATTTTAATTTATCGTTATAGATACCATTCTTACTTTGATACCATAGTGTGTTGTGTGGAATACCTGTAACGTTGTGTAGATGAGATAAGTCAGTTTTGGTTACTGTGTGAGTGAATGGCTCGTACATATACACCATAGTTAGTCCTCCCAGTTCTCAAATGCACGATTTAAATACCAACGTGCTTTATCCAAATCTTCTTTACCGTTCTTATGATTAGCACGACTGATATATTTAATTGCGTTACCAATTGCAAATGCTAATTCTGGTTTGTAGTTCTTAGTTACTTGTTCAATGTAATCAATGACTTCAATATCTCCGTAAGTGTAATGTTTTGGTTTGTTTACTACGTCTTGTTCTTCCTGCATATCCACCTTACGTGTGAAAGGCTCTTTCACTCTGATAAAATCGTCGTTATCAGTTATCGTAAATGTACGTCCAGCTTGGTTTTCCACTTCTGCTTTCCAAATTGTTTTTAATCTTTTTTCTTCTGCATACACTTGATTGACAATCGCAGTTTGAAAAGCACTAAACTTTTTATTAGCACATTGGAACTGCACAATGTCATCTTTGTTGAGTTCTACTATTCTCACGTTCTCCATTCGCCTATCCCCTTACCAATGCATCTATAATTTCTTGTAGATTGCTTTTTACATATTCAAAGTCTCTATAAATTTCTAACTCATTCATCACCGTTGGATTTATACCGCCCATTTTTTCGAACATTTCATATTGCCATAACGAAAAATCTCCTAAATGTGCGCAGTCAAAACCAATCCAACCGTTTTCATTCCAAGTCACACCACCATGTGCATGTTCATCTACAATTTCATATTCTTTACTACCATTTTGAATATCAGCTTTTACATAACCACATAAGTGACCGTATTCTCGTACACGTCTTATTTGCGCCGTATAACCTTTATATTTAAATGTGTATTCTAATGTATCTCCCATACGAGCATTTTCTTTTTCAATAGTTTTTCTGAGTAATTCTATACTAGTCATCAATTATCCCCTCCGTCACTGCTCTCTCTATCGTCCAGCCATATCTCAATCTATTTCTGATTGCCATTTCAGTAATTCCATGTTTATTTGCATAATCTAGTTTTTCCAATGGAATATGATACCTTTTGCCAGTAACTATCATTCTGTAATATTTTTTATTGTTTCTTGTTACTACTCTTGGCATACGATCACTTCCAATGCTCATAACGAAAATCTACATCTTTAATGTCGATATCGTCGAAAATTTCTTCTGGACTTTTCTTAGCTTGTTCGATTGTGTATTCCATTTCTTCGTCTGTTTCTTTAGTTGCTGGTAACTCAATCGTGCCTCTGATTAACACTTCAGCTTTGACTGTTGCCATTACTCATCACCTACCAATTCGCCATTTTTCCAGATGAGTTTAACCGTTCCGTCATCGTTTACTAGATGAATAGTTCTTATATCTAGTAAATGTTCAGGATTTCTATCAGTTAATTGTTTAACCGAGCAATTTTCATAAACGACCGCTATGTCTCTGCCACTTTTTCGATCAAAAGAAATTTCTAAACACTTAGGGAGTTTTGTATCTTCTGTAACTTCTTCTTCGATTTCTACTGTGAAAGTTTCGTTTATAGCAATTTCATGCTCTGTCGATACATTTTGAAGATTATCGAAATACACAGAACCACCATCGAGATTGCTATAAAACGCTTTTTCTGTAATATGGTTCTTCCAACCCCATTGAATTAATTCTGGTAATGTCATTTCTACTTTACGTTTAATCTTTGCCATTCTTCATCTTCTCCTTTACAATTTCTATTGCTTCTTCTGGACTATGTGCGATACCATGTATCACATTGTGTTTTTCAAAGAAATCTCTGAACTTCACTTGTTCATCGCTTACTCTACCTTTTGGCTTCTTAATCTCTACTGCAATAAATTTTCCATCAGTTAATCTCACACCGAATACATCAGGAAAGCCTTTCGGTAGCAGTTTGATTGTTCTGCCACCTACTCGAACTGTTCCAGCATTAGCACGCCAGACTTTGCAACCATTTGCGTTAAGTGTTTCAATAATTTGTTTTTGAATTTCACTTTCTCTCACGTTGTCACTCCTAGAATAAGAAATCGTCTATCGTTGTTTGACGTTTGAGTTCTTCTCGCTTAAATAATTTATGCTTACGTTTCATCTCTGCTAGTTCTTCTTTTGTGACAGATGGTTTAAAATATTTATCTGCCATTCCACCTAAGTTGGTTAAGTAGAAAGTGCCATCGTCTCTAGGTAGCACTCTCAACAATGGCCAACCGTCACTTTCATATAAAGTGTAAGAATTAGGTTGATTTTCTCTAAGCCCCATATTCAACCACAGCCTCTCTTTTGCGACGTTCTTCCAATTTACAATTCATAAGGAAAATTAATGCTTCTTCATCACCATTTGACCAATCAACCATTTTCTGAGCATATATATCGTTACACTCAAGTATTTGCTTAATATTATCCTTCGTAATCAAAATCTCAGCCCCTTAGTTCTATAATCTTGACCGTCCATTTTGATTAGCGTTGTATTGCTCATGATCCTACTAAAAATACGTTGCAAATCTTTATTTCTAGTCATTTCTTTTTCATCTAGATTAGTAGTAAAAATATTGTGTTTGCCGATACGACTTTCAATCAGTTCAAACATCTTGCTGGTAGCAAACTCATTCATGTTAATTCCGTAGTCGTCAAACACCATCAAATCTACATCACTAATAATCTTTGCTAACTCTTGTTCGGTCATATCTGTACCGTTGTTATAGGTATTTTTAATTGTCGAGATAAGTTGTGGTACGTTCATATAAAGAACGGTATAACCTTTTGCTTTAACTTCTTTGACAATACTCATAGATAGGTGCGATTTCCCTGTTCCAAATGTCCCTTGTATGAGTAATGATTGTTTATTATCCAAATTGAAATTGTCAGCGTACTTCTTACATATACGTTTTGCTTTAGCTAATTGTGGTTGAGTTTTCTCATCTATTTCATAACTATCAAATGTTGCATTCGCTAGTGATTGATTAACAATAGATTGTTTAAATATCTTTTCAGCTTTGATACGTCGTTGTTTTTTGTGATAGTTTTCTGTTGATTGTCTAGCAAGTTCTTGCATCTCACAGTCACAACCAAATCTTACTTTCTGAATTGATCCATCTTGCTTTTCAAATTCGTAGTAGTCATAGGTGCGACCACATTTTTCACACTTCAAACCTTTTTCTTCTTTAACCACCTTACTTTTAAACTTAGGTGGCTTAGCTATATCTCCAAATGCTTGCACGCTATCACTCCTTTAGAACGGTAAATTTTCCATATCAGATTGTGCAGCACGTTCAAATGCGTCTGTATATTGGTTAGTATGTTGTTGAGGTAGTTCGTCACTATAATCGTTCATATAACTTTCGTTGTGTAAGAATGTTTTAGGATCTTTTTGATATTGCTTATCTTTAATAGTTTTCAGATACATACGTGTACCTTGCATAATTTCTTCGAATGAATGTTGCTTTAAGCACTTTTCAAACTTTTTAAAGGAAATCTTTTTATCTCTTTTCTTGTCGTAAAGTTTCCACCATTCCTCAAAACGTTCACGCGTAACGTCAGTTGCGCTATTATTAATTGTCTTACTGTTACTTGTAATATTGTTATTTGTAATACTGTTATTTGTAGTGGGTTGACTGTCGACCGGTCGGTCATAGGCAGGTCGGTCCTCGACGGGTCGACCATCAACCTGTCGAGGACTATGAAACAATGTATATAAGTTACTTCCGTAAATATTCTTAGTCTGTTTTCTATCAACCATTAAATAACCGTTATCAATCAACTCATTTTTTGCTCTTAAAAATCTATGTTTACCGATACCTAATTCATGTTTGATTAGATCTACACTAGGAAATGCACTTTCATCTGCACCAGCATAAGCTGATAAGTAACTGTATAATGCTTTAGCTTCTATACTGATATTTCTGTCTTTCATTACTCGTTTGAATACAAGTCCGTAACCAGTAATGCTAGTTTTCACCTTGTCACTCATACTTCATCACTTCCGTACAATATCCACTGAGGTGTAGTGTTGAATTCCTTAGCCATTTTTCTAATTATTTTCATTGGTGGTAACTGTGCAAAATTTTCCCAACGATTAACAGTCACACGACCTACACCTAAACGTTCACCAAATTCATATTGTATTAGTTCAGCATTCAATCTGATTTCTCTAATTCTTTCAGAAATTTCCATTCTATCCTCAAAACTCAACATTGCTGATCGCATTCTGCTTTCTCTCCTTTCAGCATGGCATTTAATTTACTGTCAACTTTTATCCAACTATTTTGTAATTGATAATAATCGTTAAAACTTTCTATCCCCATTTGGTGCTGCGTCGTATGATGTTTACGACACAACGCTAAAACGTGTTTATCATAGTGATTCATCTTATTTCTGTTCATCCCTCTACCTACTGCTTCTAGGTGCGCTAAGTCTGAATTAGGTTGACCACATATGACACAATGTCTTGTAATAGTTGCCCAATAGAGATAATTTTTATCTTCTTTCATCATTTCGCTTGTTTTGTAGTTAAGTGGTATTCCATTAGTGAATATCCACTCGAACATTACATCTATAATTTGTTTAGCAATCGTTCTTGTACAATCAGCTAATGAAATTCGTTGTTCATATCCATATAAGAACTTCACATAGTCTTGAAACATTTGCCTCATGTAATCTCTAGGCTGTCCTGTATGTGCCTCTATATCGTTACATAATGCGAATATCAACCTACGTTGTTTGCCAGTGATAGAGTTTGGATCTATCACTGAACAATCAACATTAATAGGCTTGCCTAAGTTCAATAAATCAATAGCTTGTTCAGGTATCTCAACGTTGGTAATAACCACATCGTATAAACCTTTGCTATTTTGTTGATACTTAATAATTTGCTGCACTTAAATCACTCCGATTAGAATGGAAGGTCTCCATCACTAATATCAATTGAATCATTACCATTTGCGAATGGGTTGTTTGGACTGTTCAAACTAGGTTTGCTTGTTTGTTGCTCATTACTATTCTTTTGATTATCTTTAATTTCATATTTTTCAAATACTGGTGTGCCATCAAATTTCCAAACACGTTTTAATGAAGTGTTCCATTTATCCGTATAGTCATTGTATTTACGTTCTAATTCAATATTGATTGGTTTACCAATAACATCTCTTTCTGTGAAATTGAACATTCCGTTATCACCTTGTACACCTAAGTCATCTAAGAATGTGTAGATCCAGTTTCTAGCAAACTCATTTTCCATATCAGCGTTAGCGTAATGAGTGAAGTCTCCTTCTTCTCTGTGAGTGAATGTGATAACAAATTGAGGATGTCCGTTTTTAGAGTTTTTACTTTCGAAGTTCTTAATTTTCACACTGTATTGACCTGGTTTCATGTAGCTACCTAATTTTTGAGCGTTTTGTAAGTTTAAATTGAAATTCATAATTGATTACCGTCCTTTTAATTAATTTTTAATTTCCGTTTCTGATTGCTTCTACTACTTGACTGATGCTAGGGTTTACAAATTTCTTATCGTTAATCGTGATTGAAGGTGAATGTCTAATCTTTGTTTCAAACGTATTAGAAGGTTCAGCGTTCAAAATATATCTAGCTTTCTTCTCTCCGTTATCATCAAATTCTTCAATCATTGCCCTAGCTAATACATCACTTTGAGATGTGATAGCTTTTTTAATTTGTTCTTGTGCTTCAATAGTGATAGTAGGGTTGATAGTGCTACCTTCATCATCTTTATCTTTGTTGATACCTTCATGACCTGTAATGACAAAGTGGAATTTGTATTCTTCTTGAAGTCGTCCAATCAATCTGTACATACTGACAATTCGTTCAGCAACTTCTCCCCAATCGTTAAACGTTGGCTTTTTAGACTTGTTTTTCATCACATCATTTAATGTCATATCTCTAAGTTTTTGGATAGTTTCAATAACCACAACATTGATTTCTTGTCCGTTCTCTCTCATCTCTTGTAAGATTTGAGGTAGGTAATTTACTACATAAACAAAATGTTGATAGTTCTCGATTTCTACATCTGATCCTTCATCAGTAACCGTTGTTCCACCTTCATTAATATCAATGACGAAAGCGTCTTTATCTCTAGTAGCAAACGTTGTTTTACCTGAGCCGATTTTTCCGTAAACTGCAAACTTATAGAATTTCCTTTTGTTCTTCTCAGCAATATTATTTATCTTTAACTTTTTGAGTATGCTTACTTTTTCTTGAGTTTCTTGTTTTTCTTCACTCATCAAGTTCTACCTCCTCATACTTATCTTGTTCTATGTGCGTATGTTTGATAGCTTTGTGTACCGTCATGTCTATCGAACTTTTATCTACTCCGTTAAATTCTTTTGCATCTCTGAATTCAGTTGAGTACTTGATTGCTGGGAAGTTATGACTAGGCATGTTGGTTACATATAAGTCGTTATCTTTTCGTTTGATTATATAAGTGACTGTTTCTTTCACGTTCATGCACCTCCGTACATCTAGCTATATCTTGTGCGTTTTTATCTGCTCTAGTGTTTGCTGACTGGTACATTGTTGACCAGTATCGGATATCTTTCATTAAGTCATCGATGATTTCATCTTTTAACGCTATTCGTTGTTTAAGCGTTCTGTTCTCGATAGCAAGCATTGAAAGTTCGATTGCGTTCTTCTCATCTATATTTAGTTCTTGCACGATTTATCCTCCCGTTGTATGATTAAATTGAATATTATTTGTTGATACTCCGACTGTTTGCTATTTGCCGATAGCATTCAGTCTTTTTTTGCGTAGTAACAAGTGTCGAAGAATACATATGTCACTACTGCTGCAATTACTCCTACACCTAGTGCTTGCATAAAGAATAATCCTGTAATTGTAAGTGCAGTGGATAAGGCTAAAAACATTATTCCAGCGATCACGATCGTTTTATCTTCGTTAGTCATCTCATCACCCCCTTAAAATACGTTCACATTGTGAGTGAATTTTATATCTTCAATGAATTTCTGCTGACACTTACCGTCATAACCACATATGTGATAGGCAAGTCCACGATTATTTTCATCGTGCAAATAGTTATCAACTCTTTGTGGGTATTTTGTTAGTAAGTAGTCTGCTGCGAGTTCTAGTTCTATATCTGAACATATATTGATCAAACGTAAATCTTTAGTTAGTAGTTTTTTGTTTTCCATGTTGTTCTTCCTCCTCAATTACTTTTTGTAATGCACCAGCTTTGTACATAAAGTTTAAAAAGTAGTTATACATTTCTTCACTCATTACAGTTCCTCCTCAAATTTCATTTCTAATTGTTTTACAACGTACATAGTTGATTGTGATGGAAACCAATTAGCAATCATGTCTAGCACATCATTGAAATGTTTCTGTTTAAGTTGTGTTCTAGTTTTGATACCAGCCATTACATGAATATCGTTGTTTATATCTTTATAAAGTGGTGTGTTGATTTCTTTTTTATTAGGTAGTCCGTGAATTTGTCTGATATAAGCAACTCGTTGATTTACTGTTCTAGTAACTAAACCATATTCGCCACTATCTAGTTTTTGGTTTTCTTTTAGATCAATCACATCTGCTTTAACACTATTGATTTCTTCTTTAGTTTCTTCTTGCGCTTGGAACATTAGTTTTAGTGCGTCCATTGGGTTATCAGGTACTTGATAAGTGCCAGTTTTTCTTAATGTCGGCAAAACTTCTGATGTTACCCAGCGTTTGAAACGTTTAGCACTTTCTAACTTGCTTGAGAAGATTAAGCTGTAAAGTCCACTTTCGTTGATGATAGTTACATCTTGAACTCCTCCAGGTGTCCCTAATTTAGTGACCCCTTTGTCTTCATCATCTACATGCTTATTAATTGCGTTTGCAGTTTTTTTGTATCCTAAAATTTCCGCTACATCTTTCCCTACAAAATATGGTTCGCCGTCTATACTCATTGTTCTCACTGATAATTCTTCAAAATTGAAAATTTGTAATTTATTCATTCTTATTTTCTCCTTCTCTTTTCAACGCCCACATTCAACGTACAGTCTTGGCAATGGCCTAATCATGTATTATGGTGTGGCTCATATCATCGCTCACTCTCGCTCTTATACGCTCAATGTGAGCGTTGAAACTTACTGAGTTTTTAATTATTAAGTTTCTACATTTTCTTCTGAATTCTCTTTAGATAAATTCCGAAAAAACTCGGTTTCTTTACCAAAAAAAATATTATTACTGTCGATAAAATAAACTTTTGGAATTTCCGCAATAATATTTCTAGGTATTCTAGAATTATCTTTTTCATATCTAGAAAGAGTGTCAGCATTAATACCAAGCCTTTTAGACGCTTTTTCTTGTGTTAAGCCAGCGTTCACTCTAGCGGCTCTCATAGTAATTTGCATTTCTTTTATCCCTCGCTTTCTTTAAGTATGTACCAATTATAAACCGAGTTAATTCGGAATGTCAAACGGAAATTTCCGTTTCAAAGAAAAAATATTCGGATAAATTCGGAAAAATACTTGTTTATCCGTTTCCCTTCCTATATAATGGAATTATCAAATTACAAACAAAAATTTTTTCGAGAGGTAAAAAATATGGATAGAAATTATGAATTAAAACTTCAAATATCTACTAATATTAGAAAATTTATGAAAGCACAAGGTTTAAGACAATTAGATTTAGCAAATAAATCTGGAATTTCACGTAGTACTATTTCTGACTATTTGAACAATAAAACATTAATTAATCCTGAAAATGTTCAAAAAATAGCTGACGCGTTAAATGTAAATAAATCTGATATTGATCCATCATTTAACCCTCAAAAAAATCAAGATACAATGGCTGCTCATTTAGATTATTCAGATTTAACTGAAGATGAGCAAAAAGAAGTAGAACAATTTATTCAATTTATCAGAAATAGAAAAAAATAAGGTGTGTTTTGTATGGGGAGATACGAAGATTTATTAAAAAAGTATGATTACATATCTATAAACGAAACTGGAAGCATACCTAAGTTTATGTCTGGTTTCTATATGAACGGCGAAATATTTATTAATAGTAATCGCCCTACTACAATAAAATTGGAAACTTTAGCAGAAGAATTAGCACACCATGAAATTACTTATGGGAACATACTAGATGATAAAGATGTACAAAGTAGAAAATATGAGTTAAAAGCTCGTAGATTAGCTTGTGAAATTCTAATACCTCTTAAAGAATTAATAAGCGCATATCTACAAAATGTTCATAATTTGTATGAATTAGCTGATTATTTTGAAGTAAGTGAATCATTTGTACTTCAAACTTTGAATCATTATCAGCAAAAATTTGGACACTCAACTCGTTGCGGTAAATACGTTATTCAGTTTGAACCGTTACGAGTGTTTGAATATAAAGATATATGAATATTACATATTAAAGGTGGTGGTGCTATAAATAAGTGGACGATGCACCTTAGAATACAAATGAATATAAAGGCTTAATCTACATATAGGAGAAAAAATCATGGAAGAAAAATTTAATAACGAACAAGAAGAAAGACAGTTTAGACAGTTTCAAGAATATCAAAAACAACAAGAAGAAGAAAAAAAGAAGAAACGTAAGAAAGGTTGGCTCTGGGGTTGTGGTGGTTGTTTAGTTTTATTAATTCTATTAATTATCGGTCTTACATCATGTACTGGAGCCTTTGTTAATGAAGTAGATAAACAAATAAATGAAGATAGTTCAGAAGTCAAAGAAGATAAAAACGCTTCTAAAGAACAAACAGCAGCATTAAATTCTGCTAAAAATTATGCGGATGGAATGCATATGTCTAAAAATGCAATTTATGAACAATTAACTTCTAGTGCTGGAGACCAATTCTCAGAAGAAGATGCACAATACGCGGTTGATCACTTAAAAGCTGATTATAAGAAAAACGCATTAGAAAGTGCAAAATCTTATCAAGAAGATATGAATATGTCTAAAGATGCAATTTACGATCAATTAATTTCAAATTCTGGCGATAAATTTACAGAAGAAGAAGCGCAATATGCAGTGGATCATTTAGACGAATAATTTATGGGTAGCTTGTCTACCCTTATTATTTTTTACTTTTTTTGAGGTGATTTAATGAAAGTGGCAATCTACACAAGAGTAAGTTCCTATGAACAAGCAACGGAAGGTTATTCTATCCATGAGCAAGAAAGGAAATTGAAAGCCTTTTGTGAAGTTCAGAGTTGGCACGATTTCAAAGTATTTACTGACGCAGGTGTAAGTGGTGGCTCGATGAATAGACCAGCATTAAAGCGTATTATGGATAATCTAGAGTATTATGATCTAGTGTTGGTTTATAAATTAGATAGATTAACACGTAACGTCAAAGACTTACTCGAAATGCTAGAAACATTCGAGAAGTATAACGTGGCGTTCAAGAGTGCTACTGAAGTATTTGATACTACAACTGCCATTGGTAAGTTATTTATCACTATGGTAGGTGCTATGGCTGAGTGGGAACGTGCTACAATACGTGAACGTGCATTGTTTGGTAGTCGTGCAGCAGTAAGAGAAGGGAACTATATTAGAGAAGCTCCCTTTTGCTATGACAATGTAGATGGAAAACTTGTACCTAATAAGCATAAGTGGGTAATTGATTATCTTGTTGAGCAATTCAAACATGGTGTATCGGGTAATGAAATTGCTAGACAGATGAATGTGAAAAAGGTCAACGTACCTAAGGTTAAGAAATGGAATAGGACTTCTATTATTAGATTGATGAAAAACCCAGTTTTACGTGGTCATACTAAGTATGGAGATATGTATATCGAAAATACGCATGAGCCAGTATTATCAGAAAGTGATTATAAGCGTATTTTAGACGTTATAGAAAACAAAACACATAGAAGTAAGGTAAAACATCATGCTATCTTTAGAGGTGTTCTAACGTGTCCTCAGTGCCATAATAAGCTACATCTATACGCTGGTAAGATAACGGATAAAAAAGGATATTCTTACGAAGTAAGACGTTATAAATGTGATACATGTTCAAAAGACAAAAATGTTCAAACTATTTCATTCAATGAAAGTGAAGTAGAAGATAAATTTATAGAGTTACTCAAAACGTATGACATGAATAAATTTAAGGTGGATATTGTAGAAGAAAGTACACCTAAACTAGATTACGATATAGATAAGATTATGAAACAACGCGAGAAACTCACACGATCATGGTCATTAGGTTACATTGAAGATGATGAGTATTTTGGTTTAATGGACGAAACTAAAGAGATACTTGATGAAGTTGAACGTGCTAGTACAGAAGTGGAAAGTACACAAACAGTTACGAATGAGCAATTAAATATGATTGATAATATCTTGATTAAAGGTTGGAGTAAGTTGAACGTTGAGCAAAAAGAGGAGTTAATCTTGAGTACAGTTAAAGAGATTGCGTTTGACTTTATTCCTAGAAAGGATAATGAGAATGGTAAGGTAAATACGCTTGATATAAGGGAAATTACTTTTAAATTTTAATGGTAGTAGTGTTACAGGGTAGGTAGCACCGGTACCCCCCATAGTTGCAACGAACATTTGTGTACCAGGTGTAATAATTTTATCTGCATGTTCTCCTGCTTGAATCAAATTTAAGTTTGTTTCAAGATTTGCATAAGTAATTGCAGCGATTGCTGGTTCAACAATAGATGGACCATGTATACCTACAAACCAGAAGAATGCGAAAGCACCGAAGATAAGTGTGACACCAATCCAGCCATCTGCCGCAGTAAATAATGGTTCAAAGATTTTTAATACGGCGTTCGCTACATTTGTATGAATAAATGTTCTTGATAATAAATCTAATGCATAAATAATGATAATAACCGCTGACAACGGGAAGATATCTTTAAATACCTGAGAAATATTTGGTGGTACTTCTTTAGGCATTTTTATTGTAATATTTCTTTTAATAAAGAAATTATAAACAATTACGGTAATAAAGGCTGAAATAAAGGCTGTTAATAATCCTTTTGTGCCCATAAATGCACTTAAAAATCCACCCTCTTTAATAGGATCTGCTGCTAAGAATAAAAATCCACTCATCGCAGCCATCATTGTAGAAATAAAGTTAATTTGATTGGTTTTATCTAATTTCCTGTTGTAGGAATCGGTTAAAGACTTAGCTGTTGTTCCAGCTACAATCAAACCAACTATTCCCAT